TTGTAATTCTTTTGGAATTATTAATTTTCTACCTTGAGTAGCGATTTTTAATCCTCTTTCATCAACGAAAGCCGCAATATCAATTAACGACTGTTCTAATGATGTTTCAGATAAGTCCGCTGGAGTAGCTAACTCGTTTCTGAATGTTCCACCAGTTACTAGTGGGTGTGCATCAGATAATAGAGGTTGTCCGTCACCACCATTAGCAGTGTCGAAACCATTGTTCAAGACAGCAGCAGCTTTCACTTGTTTAGTGTTAGCCATTGATCTTGCCAATGCTCTTGTGTAACGAGCAGCCAATCTGTCGTACAGGTTATCTTCAACAGCTTCTTCAGTAACCGCGAATGCTAAAGCAATAGTTTCATGCGTATATCTTGCTGTGAAACTTTCTTTTGCATCGTCGAATACCACTGCTGCACCTTCGTTTTTAGTTGGTGCAGATCCGAAGCCTGATAACATTACTTCTTCTTCAAAAGCTCTGTCAGAAGACTCTGTAGCAAAGATTTCTGCGTGTTCGTTTTCGTATCTATCGTATTCCAAGCCGAATAAGGCATTCAGACCTGGCTCTAGTTCTTTAACTAGTTGTGCTCGTGATATAGCCATAGTTATTTATCTCCTTATCCGTTACCCGTTAATACCTTCAACTCCACCTTTGTATTGGTGAGCGTTGATTCTAACAAGTACGTTTACGTTTGATGTTGATTGATCACTGTTGTCAGGGTCTTGAGAAATATCAATAGCCTGTAATACAAAAGTAGACGAAGAGTCTGCTGTTGATACATCTAATGCATTTCTTGAACTGCCTGAAGCAGTGTCGCCAGTTCCAACTGCGATTTTGTAGTTAGCAAATAAGTCAGAATTCGCAAAAGTTTCATCTGCCTTAATTTCATAAACCACATTTGGATCGTCGATCACGTTCGCAATAATATCGTTAGCACTTATAGCACCAGGATAATAATTTTTGAACGTAGGTTTTTGAGTTGTCGGGTCTGTATAGAAGACACCATTGAAAACTCCAACAACAGGGTTAGTAGTTGCACCTGCAACAATGATAGTACCATTGTCACTTGCAGCAACTAAGTCGCCTTGGAATATTGCAGTACCGTAGTTCTTCAATATTCTGTATCTGTTTTGTGAGTTATTAAACGGTGTACCACCTAACATTCTCGAAGGTCTTAAACCAAAATTACCGCTTTGATTAGCCATAATTGTTCTCCTTAGTTAGTTTGTTAGTTGTTAGTTTAATAACCCCTTGGTAGTCACTAAAAAATTATTTTTTAGTTCCACTTCCGAAGGTTACTCGAGATTGTCTATCAATATTGATAGGCATCTCTGGTCGTTGCTCCTTCATTAGATCATGGTCTACCGCGTCCATCTGACCTTTGGTCTTGGCATTAAAGTATTCTTTACGCGATTCCACAATCTCTTCTGGTATCCTAGCCAACAATAGGCCACCAACCCCAACTACGCCTTCGTGTGTTCCACTGCTGATGACAGGATAATCATTAGGACCAATCTGTTCAATTAACTGATCAGCTCTAACTAATTCCCATCCCTCTCTGAGTTTCTTCGACATGTTTCCAGTGTCTTGATAACCCATTGATTCAGCTCTCAGCCATCTGTGGACAAAACCTTTCGGTGGCGGAGGCGCATCTAGACTTGACGGTGGAGACCAGACCTTTTTACGAGTATCTTTTACTCTTTGATCTGACTCGCGCGAAACTCTATTTTTTATATCACTCATATTTAGCTCCTTTATTTAACATATTTCGCGTATTCTTCAGGTGGCACCCCTAATCTTTTAGCGATTACCAACTGTGACTTGGTGAGTTTCACAGTTCTGCGTCCATTTTGGTTTCTAACAGCAGAAGCAACAGTCTGGACGGGTTTCTTTTGCTCCTGTTTCTCCTCAACTACAGTGCCTGCAGTTTTGGATTTAGCAAACTTCTGTGGAAAATATTCCGACAGTCGTTTATCTAATTCATTATAATATGCATCTGTGTCTCCTGCAATACCCTCACTTTTGATCTGCTTGTCGATTTCAAGTGCTGCAGTAGTCATGATATTATCATTCATAAACCATTCATTTCTCTCAGCCCAAGCTTGTGCTTTAGGAGAAGCTTGAATTTCAGGAATTTGAGGTTCCTCTGGTTCATTTTTGATTTTCTCAGCTTCTTGTTCACGCATATATTTAGTATTAGCCAGTCTTTCTTTTTCAATACTTAACTGAACAATTCTTTCATTTGCTTTAGCAATAGCTCCTGAATCCCCCGACTCAATTGCTTGTTGCAATGCTCTTGATGCATCAACAGAATCTGAATTAATTCTTTTTTCAAATTCAGAAAGATAATTATCTTCAAGCTTTGGAAATCTTTTCTGAAGCTCGTCCATTTTCTTTTGGATCCCTTTAGCATATTGTAAAGCAGCCTTTTCTCTTCTTTGAGCTTCTCTCCAATTTCTAGTTAAATCATTTATTCTGCCTTTTACATTTTCAGAATATTGATTTAAATCTTGAGGATCATTTTTATCTTCTGATTCTTGTTTAGATTGTTCATCAGACTCATCTGCTTGAACAACTTCTACTTTATCATCTTTGTGTTGATTGACAGCTGTACCATCAGGTTCAACTTCATATCTTGGAATAACAGGTTCTTTAGATTCAACCTTTTTTTCTTCCACTTGAATCTCTCTATCTTCTACTCCTGAAGTATCGAGTTCAACTTCGCTGGTATCTAAACCATAATTATCTTTAACCATCTCTTAGCTCCTTAGTATGTGTGCAGTATATCTTCTGGATTACTGATTTTAGCGATGACTTCATCATCGTTTAAAATACGCACTTCACCGCCATCAATTTTGAAACGGCTTCCTGCATATCGACCGAAGATAATCCAATCACCTTCTTTACACCATGGTTCTCCTCCAAACTTATCTTTGTCTGAATAACATAGTGAACCCATTTTAAGAACCAATGCACAAACAGTTGTCATTTGAATTCTTTCATGAGTTATGTCTGAATACACTAAACCACCCTTAGTTTGTTTAGGGCCTGAGTATGGAAGAACTAACATTCTCCATCCAGTTGGTTGAGGTAATTTTTCTACGGCTTTTTTATCAATGGAATCGGAATGTAAGTAAAGTTTTTCTACTTCTTCCTTAGTTTTATAAGCATTGAGAAGACTTCCATTACTCGTCTCCTGCGCCTTCGGCGTTATTATCGTCATTTAGCTCCTGTTTTTTGAACAAGTCCGTTAGGTCTTGCTGCAGATCCTCTATGGATCTGATCTGTCCTATTATATATTGATATTCGTTCCAATTGTCAACACCAATTACAACCTTCTCTTTAAGTCGTTCTAATTTTGGTTTTAACAACTTTTCTTTAATGTATTTTATTGTTTGAAAATCCACAAATGTATTATTTTTTACCGTTTGTTTTTATTAAATCAGTAGCTTTAATTCCATAGATCGCTGCAACGACCGATACCCATAATGAAACTATCCACCAAGGCATTTCCTGAAGCTTTTGAAAATATAAATCTAGTTTAGCTTGGATCTCTTCATCTTCAGCAAATACGGAATAAAATAAAATAGCCAGAGGAGATGTCAATACTAAAAGTACAAATTCGTCCTTCCAGTCGCCTTTTTGATTTTTAGAAATCTGTCCACTAAACTCAATTTCTCCGCGCTTCATCTTCTCAGCATGGACGATTTGTGCTTCAGACATAATAATCTCAGATTTTTTCTTATTCTTATAAATCTCTGCCCCAGTTTTTAATGCTGTACCAATAATCGACCACGGAAACATTAATATATCCTCGTTTTTTTAACTCGACCTTTTAATACTTTACCAGATCCTCTAACTAATCCACCACTTTGATACTCAAATGGAAACCTTTTAGGTTGAACTGTCATACGAGGAATAGGTATGCTAGTAGGTGTAACTTGTTCTGGAATAATAATAGGTTGATTATTTCCCCCACCGTCTCTATCATTACCTATTGGAGGCATAGTAGTTTTTTGTTCTTTCTTTTTGCCTCTTTCCCAATAAGGAACTGCATCCATTCGATTTAAAATTCCTTGTTTAACTAACATTCCTGAACCAGGAATTATCATACTAGCTGCTGTTCCAGCTATGTTTGCTGCTATTTGTGAACTAGCTTTAGTTGATGGACTAATAGTTTCTCTAGCTGTTTTTCTTTGAGTAGCTAAATCTTGTCTTGCTTGTGATGATATAGGTGTTGAATCTTTAAATTGTGCTGAAGGATCTCTACCTTTGCTTGAAGTCGTTGAACTAGAGCCTGCCATTGAAACACTTTTTGCTTGACTAGCTGCATTACCCATGTCCATACCGCCACCACGTAGTTTTGTTACTTGTAAACCTTGAGAATCAGGGCCTTTTTTAGGTGGAGGGCCAAATCTTTTTCCTAATCCGCCATTTTTCATTTTTTCAACACCTTTAATACTGCCTTTATTGACTGAAGCATAAAAAACTTGTTCTCCACGCTTAGACCCATACTGATCTTTCATAGATTTCATAATTTTTTTACCTTTTTTGTTCAGTGGCACGATCTTTTTCCTGTTCTATTTTATCTTCTTGTAATTCTATCCTTTTTCTACCAAGTTCTTCGTTCAAATTCAACTTATCTTCGGCTAAAGTTTGTTGTGCACTGAATTTATTAGTCTCAAATTCCATTTTTTGAGCTTCTTCTTGTGCTTTTCGGTTAATATCCATTGCTCTTAGGTCTAATTCTCTCTGTTTAAGAGCTAAAAGTGGATCTTGGTTTTGTTGAGCAGTAAATTGTTGCTCCATTGCAACTAATTCTTGAACTCTTTGAGCAATTCTTTGTGCTACAGCGTTGTCAAACTCGATAGTAAACGCTTCTTCATCAGTCGATTGCAGTTCTGCCATTCTTGGATCTTGATTAAACGCTTGTAAGATCTCTTGTTTGACTTGTAAAGACACGTGTTCCATCAAATGACCTTGAAGCAATCCATAAATTTGTGGATTCACTTGCACCATTCTTGATGTCATGAATGCCATATGTGCTTGAATGTGTGCTTCATGATCCTGTTGTGGAAAAGCTTTAGGAATTATCATCTGTAATGCACCCGTATTTTCAATTGCAGGGTCTAAAGGTTTAGGAGGTTCAGGTGGTGGTTTTAAAATACCATTAATATTTTTTACTCCTAAAGCTTGGTACATTCTTTTGTATGCTTCATGAATGTCATGCATCGCTGGATTTGATTGCGCAAGTTGTAATTCAGCTTGTGCAACCTGTATTCTTTGTGTCATAGAATAAATATCAGGGTCTGCTACTGGTATAACATCCACTCTATCATCAAAGTCAGCTTGTTTAATAAATCTATTTCCACCTACAACATCATAAGGATATTCTGGTGGCAGATATTCAGCAAATACACGTGCTAGCATCTTAAATTCTTGTCTCATTGCATAGTAACATCTTTTGTGAATTGCAGACATGACTTTCGACCCTCGCTCAAGGATCGCCATTGTAGTTCCAACAGGTGCTTGTGCATTCATGTCAGAAACTTTCATGTCAGCAATAGATGCAAATCTTCGTCCAGACTCAACACAGAAGTTTAATAACTGAAATAGTGTTTGATCTGGGCCTTTGAATGGTAAAAATTGAAATTGATCTTTGATGTTTCCGCCAGGAGCATCCACATCTCTAAACTCACCTGGTTGTAATGGTTCTGCATCATCTCTAATTCTTAAACCTCTAGATTTAAATCCAGCAGGTAAATTAGATAAAGTTCCTGCATCGAGTAATTGTCTTAATGCAGAAGTTGCAGTTCTACTTAGTCCACCAATCATATGTATTAAACCAAAACCATAGAATCCAAGTCCTGGTAAAAACTTATAATGGACAAAGAAATTTTTTCTTTGTTTTGTAGGATCATCTTCTCTATAATTTCTGTAGATAGATAAAACTTTTCTAGAGTCCTCATCCACAGTAACTATATAAGGCACTTTGATTCCATCTGGATCTTCATAACCAGGTAAATCTAAGTTTGTATGAACCTCAATTAAATTATATAACCCTCCACGATCCCGTCCGTCATTTGCGGACACACCTTCCAGTTCATAAACTTTCTCTTGGACTTTGTTTTGTTTATAAACTGGTTTCGGTAACTCTATATCTCTATAGAAACCCGAAACTTGTAATTTTCTTAAATCATTTTCTGATGTTTGAATGATTTGTGAAATTCTACTTGCGTCAGATAAATCCGATGCATTGTAAGGAACGACTAAGTCTTCAGCTTTAATAAATCTAGAACAAGCTCTATTCATTACTGGATCAAAATAAACTTTTTTAAATGTAGATCCTGTTAATGGAAGTATAAATAACATTTGATCCATGTCAGGTGTATACTCATCCATTTTATTCATGAGCATGTAGTTCATATAATCTTTAACTCTAGATGCCTGATCTATTTTTTCATCTGTCTGTGCACCAACGACTTCAGTTCTAACTGGTCCATCTGAAGGAACTAATTCTTTTATTGCTTGTGCTTGAAACTGTGTTGCTGATTCAGCTAACAATGGATGTGTTACTCCAGCAGCACCTAAAAAAGGTCTAGTTGGAGATTCATATTTAAATCCTAATAGATCTAAACCCTTGATGTAAGTGTCCACCCATTCTTGTCTTGATCTTTTGTCTTGGTCGTAATCTGCTACAAGTTCACTTCCAAGCTTAGCTAGCTCCTGGTCACTAAGTCGTTCTGCTAAGTTTGCATAAAAAGATTCTTCTTGAACTTCTTCAGGAACTTCACCTGCAATTACATTATCTTCTTCATCTAAAACTGTATCTACGTCTTCAGGAATAGATCCTGTATTTTGATCTTCAATTTCTAATTCTCTATTTTCTAAATCTTCCCCTGACATTAATACACCTTTGTTTTTTTACGTCTGTTGTTCATGACTTTACCACAACCTTTTGCAATAAAGCCTCCTGTTCTTAAAGCTATGCCTTTTTCTTTTTTAAATCCTTCAACTCCACCTGCAACTTTTTGTGTGAGTTCAACTTGTCCTGTCACTTTAGCAGAAGTGTTTCCTGGTTCAACAGTTTGTTTTATATATTTATCAATCATTAAAATAATGGTGCAAAGTTAGATCTATCTACCTCTACCAATCCTCCTAGTTTATATCCCTTCATTTTTCCTTTTGAAGATCCATTTAAATCTATTACTATACTTTCGACGAAA